AGCAGCAGCGGATGTTGGCGCAGGCCGACGTCGAGATCAACGGGGCCCTCGGGCAGCAGATGCAGGAAGCTGCGGCGCGGTTCCCGGAGTATCGCGACGTCATGTCAGACGCGCATTTCGATGTCCCGCAGAACGTGCGGGCCGCGATGGCGCTGTCGGGCATGGGGGGCGATGTTGCTCTCTACCTGGCGAAGCACCCGCAAGTCATCCGCCAACTCGCGACGCTGCCGGACATGTCGCTGTCGTTTCAGATCACGCGAATCGCTAACGCAATGCGCTCGGGTTCCCTCAATGTGTCCAACGTGCCAGCACCGGGACGACCGGCTGGCAACCGCGGAACGGGTCCGTCCGATTACCCCGCCAACGCGACGCCTGAGCAGCACCTGGCGTGGCGCAACCGAATGGCGAAGGCCGGAGCCGGACCGCGGAAATAGCGAGAGGAATCTGCTGTGGCCAATACCGTACTCACTCCGACCATGATCACCAACGAAGCGGTGATCGTGCTGGAGAACCAATGCAACGCCGTCAAGTTCATGGACTCGTCCTATAGCGATCAATTCGCGAAAGACGGAGCCAAGATCGGCGCGACGTTGAACATCCGCAAGCCGGCCCGCTACATCGGCCGCCAGGGCTCCACGCTGCAGGTCGAAGACCAGACGGAAACGCAAGTCCCGTTGGTGCTGACCACGCAATTCGGCGTCGACGTGCAGTTCACGTCGCAGGAGCTCACGCTGTCGCTGCAAGACTTCAGCAAGCGCGTGCTGATGCCGCAGATGGCAGTCATCCGCAACCGTGTCGATCGCGACGCGGCGCTGCTCTACCTCACGACCCCGAACGAAGTGGGCACGCCGGGCACGCCGCCGGCGACGCTGACCTCGCTCCTGCAAGTGCGGCAGCGTCTGCTCGAGATGGGCGCACCGGACGACGACCAACTGTTCCTGCTGCTTTCGCCGGCGGCGAACACCTCGCTGATCAACGGCCTGGGCACGCTGTTCAACTCGCAGAAGCTCCTGACGGAGCAATACGAGTCGGGCACGATCGACGCGGGCGTTGGCCTCAAGATCGCGATCGACCAGAACGTCGGCACGCAAGTCGTGGGTCCGCTCGGTGGTTCGCCGACGATCAACGGTGCCGGCCAGGGCCTGACCTCGGGATGGGCGTATTCGATGAACCTTCTCGTCAACGGTTGGACGGCGGCCGCGGCGCCTCGTCTGAACGCGGGCGATGTGTTCACGATCGCGAACGTGTTCTCGGTCAACCCGCAATCGCGGCAATCGACCGGCGTGCTGCAGCAGTTCGTGGCGCTGTCGAACGTCTCGAGCGACGCGGCGGGCAACTCGACGATCCCGATCGTGCCGGCGCTGATCTCGGCGGGCCAGTACCAGAACGTGACGATCTCGCCGCCGAACGCGGCCGTCGTGACGCCTCTGGGCAGCGCGGGCATCTCCTATCCGCAGAACCTCGGGTTCCACAAGAGCGCATTCACCATCGCGTTCGCGGACCTGGTGCTGCCGAAGGGAGTCGACATGGCGGAGCGGAAGGTCTACAAGAACATCAGCCTCCGCGTGATCCGGGCGTATGACATCAACAACGACCGGTTCCCGTCGCGCACGGATGTGCTCTACGGCACCAAGGCAATCTACCCCGAACTCGGTTGTCGTTTGACCAACTGACGAAGGGCCAGGTGTTCATGGCGGGCGCTCACTCCCTGGCGCTCGAATTCGCGGGCCGTCTCCGCTCCCCTGGGGGCGGCCCGTTTTCTTAGGAGCAACGATGGCACTTCCCGATCTCAGCAAGATGAAGGACGAGGATTACAAGCGGCTCACCTCGCGCGACCTGCTGAAGCACAACCTGCAGATGCCGGAAATGGATTACGAGAATCCGTACCTGCACCAGGAGTTCCCGCGCGTCTGCTATCGCGTCGTGCTGAACGATGCCGGCGATCGCGAGCTCGAGAGCGTGGACGTTCCCGACAAGGCAACCTACGACGAGATCATGGCGAATCCGGAAGACGGATGGCGCAACTCGGTGATGGATTGCGGCGTCGTGCTGCACACGGAAGCACCGAAACTGCAGACGGGCCGCCACACCATCCCGCTGCCGCCGGTTCCGACCGAAGTCGTCGCGGAGCCGCGCAAGCCGGTGCCGCAAAAGGTCAAGGTCACGCCGGCGTGATCCCGCTCGGACCACGTCTCGCCGTCGAGCGCCGGAACCAGGAACGGATCCTGGAGTCCGGCCTCGTCGTGCCTGGCGGCGCCGATCGCCGCACGGAGCTCGAGGGTGTCGTCGTCGCGAAGGGCTCGCCGCGGATCGCGCGGAGCGGAGCGAAGATGCCGCTCGACGTCGAAGTCGGCGACGAGATCCTCTACTCGGCGCGGTGCGATGTGTTCGAGCTCGAGGACGGGAGCATCATCGACATCGTCGAGGAGAATTCGGTGATGGCGCTACTCTCGCGTGAGGTGACGGCATGAGCTATTCCGCGCTCGACATCGTCAACGATGCCGCGCTGTTCGCCGGCGTCGGCGACATGTTCAACGCGCTGAGGGCAGAAGAGTCAGCGATGGCGCTGCGGCTGCTGAACGACCTGCTCGACAGCGAGTCGACGCAGGAGTACAGCATCTACAACATCATTGAGGGCACGATCCCGCTGATTAGCGGAACCAACACCTATACCGTCGGGCCGACGCTGCTGCTCAACACGACCCCGGTCGAGATCACGCGCTGCACCGTCGTCGACGCCTCGAGTATCACGCACCCTATGCGCGAGGTCGGCCAGGAAGAGTGGGCCGACATCCGCTACAAGCCGGCCTCCGGGCGCCCGTTCAACTGGTTCTACAACCTGGGTGCGCCGAACGCGACCTTGTACCTCTATCCGACGCCGGCATTCATCAATGATGTCCTGCACGTCTGGTACGGGGCGCAGTTGCAGATCTTCGCGAATCTGTCCGCGGTGATGGTCGGCCCGATCGGTTACGCGATGTACTTGAAGACCTCGCTCGGCGAGCTCCTCGCGGCATGGTACAAGCGCGATCTCACGCCGGCGAAGGCGAAGCTCGTCCAACGCTATCGCAACAATGTCCGATCGGTCGCGCAGCCGCTCAAGGTTCTGAAGACCAACATCCCGCTCGATCGCAGCACGGGCGTCTACAACATCTACACCGACAACCAATGATGCAGCCCATTCAAGACATCGTGATGTGCACCGTCAATCCGGACGAGCGCGTGCTCGCCTCCGGACTCGTCATTCCCCACGTCAACGATCCCGACCGCCAGCATGCCGACGAGCGCGACGTTGGGACCGTCGTCGCCGCGGGTCCGGGCCGGCGCCTGGCCGACGGATCCCGCCGTCCGATGTCGGTCGCGGCCGGAGAGAAGATCGTCTTCGGGCGCAACAAGGGGCAACTCGTTCGCCATCGCGATCGCGACTACTGCGTGCTGCGCGAAGAGCACATCATCGGCAAGATGAACGGGCACGGGTTCGAGCCGCTCGGTGACTATGTCGTAGCGGAGGAGCATCTGCCGGAGCACGTCAGCGAAGGCGGCGTGGTGATCCCGGAGTTCCGCGATCGCGACGAGGCGACGGTGATCGCCGTCGGTCCTGGCCTCATCAACGAGGACGGCACGCTCGAGGCGCCGTCGGTCGAAGTGGGCGACGTGATCCTGTACAACCCAAGGATGGCGGAGCCATTCGAGCAGGCCGGCCGCAAGCTCATCGCGCTGCACGAAGCGCACATCGTCTGCGTCACCAACCGCGATCCCGCTTGACGTCATGCCAGCGACTGCAAACCCTCTTCCGCTGTTCGGGCGCGGGTATGCGTCGAAGTCACCATCGGTCACGACGCAGCGTCTGATCAACGGATACCGCGACGTCGAGGTCGATCCGGATAAGACGGCGATGCCGATCTACGGCACGCCGGGCCTGACGCTGATCAACAGCGTGACCAATGGTCCGGTGCGCGGCGGCATCGTTCTGAACCTGGTGCAAGGCGGAGGAACCTATATCTTCCTGGTTGCCGGGACGAAGTTCTGGGCGATCAAT